AATAATGATAGTTCCGTTCTTTTCTGGCCACCCAATCGTTGAGTCAACTGTTATTATGTTCTCAGTAGTTGTTAATGGTTCTGCGAGAACTGTTTTATAAGGAATCTTGAATGTTCCTGTTAAGGTTTCTTCTGATATTGCTAATTCGTAGATTACGTCGGTACCTTCTATAATTGAAATAACGTTTTCAATCAATACGTTAGCATCTCCTATATTTGGATCAACAACATCAGCAAATTGGTTAAGTTGAGAACCAGCAAGGTTTGCTGGGTCACCTGATATTAACTCTGCTCTTAAAATAGTGTCAACTATCCATGAAGCAGCAGATGGAGTAACTAATTCTTCTCTTGGGTAGTAAACATCAACCTGTTCACCAAATAATATCTTGAATAGGTATTGTGCAGCAGTCTTAGTACCCTTAGAGATGTAGAAGTCTCTAATAGTCTTAATAACCTGTATCGGATTGACTTGTGAGTAGTCAATATTGATAGTAGGCATATATTGGCGTCTGAACTTGTCAAACACCTGTTTAATGATTTGAGAGTCTAGGTTATGTACAACAGCACCACTTGTATGGTCACTTTGTGCTAGTTGTGACTCTTTTGCATATACTTGGTTAGCAAAGTTATCAAATTGCACTACATCGGATACACCACGAGCACAATTAAGGAATGCAGATGGTTCATAGTAAGAACCAGCACTCAAAATCTTACAACCAGTTATTTCACCAAACCCAACGTCACAGGACGATGCAGCGGATAAAGGTTCGGCTATGTACACTTTGGGGGGCGTTTCTGTGGAGTACCCTGTACCAAAATTGATGATATTGATATCAGTGATCTCTCCGTTGAATATAGTCGCTGCTGCTAATGCTCCTGTACCACCGATTGCTTCCCCTAGTGGTCCCTTACGATCATCTACAATATAAACAGAAGGTGCATCTGTATATCCAGCACCACCAGTCAATAGGTTGATATTAGTGACACTACCGTTAGCAACAGTTACATCTAATACTTGTGCACCAACTGGTTGTATAACTCTTGCTCTTGGTGGAGTTAGATACCCTCTACCTCTATTAACAATAGTAACAGCAACAACTTGACCGTCAGGAGACACAGTACAAGTTGCTTCTGCATTGATACCGTCAGATGGTGCATCATCAATGTAAATTGTTGGAGCATTACTATATCCTAGACCTTGTGAAGTAATTGTAATTGAATCAATGATTAAACGACCTTCACCATCAATGGTAGGGTCGCTAACAGCAGCACCTCTTGGATTTGAGAAAGTAATTGCTGGAATAAAGTCATAACCTGATCCAGAGTCTGTAATTGCAATACTATTGACTTGTCCAGTAACATCATCAACAGTAATAGATGCTTTTGCCTGTGATCCATTAACTAGATCAGAAGGTGGTGTAATATTAACTATTGGTGGGTTATATGATGTATATCCTTGACCACCACTTATGAGTTGGACGTTTTTGATTCCTGAGACAAGACTTCTTGCAGCCGAGTTGCCACCGACACCAGTCGAACTGTATATAGAAACTTTTGGAGCAAAGTTGAGTTCATATCCTGTACCTCCATTTTTGATAATGATAGATTCGATCTCACCATTACTACCTATTCTAGTAACCGCCTCAGCACCGCTTCCTACGGACGGAGAGACGTACTCAATGGATCTTATGTGGTAAACATCCTGTGCAGTAATATTAACGAAGAATTTTATTCTTGTGTTGTTATCAGTCAACACATAATCGACATATGGTCTTTGTAGAACACCATTACGATTGATTATTAGACCTATTTCTGCAATAGGGGAATATGCCAAACTATTGTAAGTAATAGGCATTGATTCCTGACCAGAAAGAGTCGCAACATCAGGATATTCTAATTTCTTGATTACTGAGTCAGCAAAACCAATATAATATTGAATTTGTGTAAATTCTGTTTCGTCGTTACCAGTTTTTGCTCTTGGTGGTGTTGTAAAGACAATTTGACTTCCAGTGATTGAGTAATCAACTACTGGTTGCATCATTGTCCCAAAAACAGTAACCACAAGGTGTTCTGCTGAGACTGGTGAGACTGGGGTGCCTAAGAATTTAAGATCGAAGGTAGTTTTAACTCCATCGAACAATTTTATAGGACTTTCTAATGCTTGACGCTTTTTATTAAATTCTTCTAATGAAATTCCTGGTGTTAATATAGCATCAGGACCACGAACTGTTTCTTGATAGTATATTACTTCATTATCAATCATTACCGAACCATCTTTCGGTAAGAATCCATCTATTGCTTCTACTTCTATCTTCTCAATCTCTGTATCGACATCTTTTATCAAGATAGTCGAAGATGTTAGAATCTTAGGATCATAAGCATCAAGATCTAAGTATTCTAGTAAATTATTAAGTATATTGTAAGCACGACCAGTCTTCTCTTGGGACTTGTAGTACTCAAAGAGAAAGTTGACGAGTTGTTGGTCTTCATCCCTAATGTATTCGGGGAGTTGATTACCAACTCTGTCCGAAATGTTTATTTTATCAGCAAACATCTAATTGTTAGAAACAGGAGTCGATTTCTGGATACGTAAACGCATCTATTGGGTAGTTGATTGTATTTATGGTACCACCGCCATAGTTCCAACCAGCAAAATTATAAGGATCAAACCCAGAGACATTAGCAGGGTTAGTTATGTAATCAACAGGATAAACTTTCGGGTCAAATAAGGTAGGGTCGACACCTGGTGGGATAGTTAAACCGTCACCGTCAGGTAATACTACAATAGGAACACGATTAGTGCTATCAGGGGTATCTGCTATATTTAGCGGTCCAGCACAAACCTTTCCTGTTGCATAATCAACTGTACCAACAGAGGAAGAAAGTATAACCTCTTTTTCATTTCTATTAGTAACCATTAATAGGTTACCTTTACCATCATCACGGAGGTTTACAGGTACTAATGTACTTGTTGTCGATTGTGTGCCATTGAACACCGCTGCTTCTAAACCACTTGCACTGGATGCACTGGTAGTCAATGAACCCGCTGCTTCACCAGCAGCAATCAAGTCTGCAACTTCTTCGGTATAACCAGTTGCATAGAATGCACCAGACTTAATAGAAGAGAACTTAGGATCGCATCCCACAACATCTCCACCACCATAAGAACTAGGATCTGTAAGAACATTACCAAAGTCAAGACACTGAGTAAACACATTACCAAATGTAAACTGATCTAAGTTCTGACCAATAGAAATTTGGGTTGTTGTACCAGCGATAGCATTATCAGCAGAGTCAATCATACTATTAAACTTAGACATTTCAAGACGACCATTAAATCTGTCATCTCTATTCTGTGAGTTATACTTGTCAACAGATTTCAAGATAGCAGATGCTAATTCATTAGCAGATCTTGTTGTGCTGTTACCATCATATGATGGATAGATCTTAGGAGACAAGTAAAAGATTCTAGGATCAACAACCACAGGTTGTATTGATGCCATAGAATATGCAAGTAATTGATTCTGTATTCTCTTCTTAGTCGTTGTGTTTAAGTTAACACCAGACTTTGATCTAACCGCTATAAAGACTTTACCGTATTCTGGGGGTGAGAGTTTCTCTCCACCATAAGCAGTTACCGCTGCTGCTTGGGGATAAATGTCTTGAACAATGTGAGCGTAGTCATTTTCTGTAACTGCTCTGTTCTGCGTCGAGAATGCCCTAGGAGCGCGAAACTTAATGCTTAGGGCAGATTCTCTGTCTTCGCCACTTTGACTGCTGTCAATCGTTGCTAGGGACATCTGAGAAGGTAGTACAGGACGTCCTGTGACGTCTACTGCCTGTCCTATGAAACTAAACTTGTTTGCACCGTTTGCTCTTGGTCCGTCAGTTGTAATATAGTCTAAAACAATGAACTCATTGTCAATTAACTTACGTCCTAGAACTCCATCACCAAATATAACCTTATATCTAAGATCCTCTGTTTCTTCTAAGAAGTAAACACGAGAAGTAGCAGTCAATGCTGTAACGTTAGCAGATAAAGAATATTCATCTATCTCAGCAGACTGTTCATTAGGTTTAACTGATACTGTAAGCAACTCAGTATCGACTCCATCGCTAGGAATGATATAGTTTGCTTTGGTAGTATCATCAACAGTATAATTGTAGGTAATTAGATTACCTTGGTAGATTATGAGTTGACTGAATGCTGCTAACCCAGTTGTCTGGTCTACTGTTGCTTGTGTGTCTCTCGTAAGAGCATATGTAAATGACTCACCATTAACTGTTGATATAAAGACATCACCTTTCTTAATAGTGATCGAATCAGGATAACTTTGCCCGCCAGGTAAAGTTGCTGCCTGCGCTGTTATACGAACACATGCTTTTGATGCCTTAATTGATCTAGGTGTATAGTTTATCTGCTTTGCTATTCTTACAACGTTATCTCTAACCGTTGATGATTCTAAGAATGCTTCATTCATCGACATGTTAGCGGTGAATGAACTGTAATAGGTGTTGTACGCTAATATGTCTATTAGGTATGATGCACTAGATCCTTCAAAGTCATAATCAGTAAACTCTGGACGAGTTCTGAGATATGATCTTATTGACTCCTTAATCTCGAAGAAATCTAATGACGTTAGATTCGATGGGGTGGCGGGCATGTTACGTTCTCTCTAAGAGGAATTCCACAACTTGTGTTTGTGGTTGTCCAACGATCGCATATTCAATAGCGATGTCGATACTATGTTCATCATCAGAAAGTGTCACTTCAATATCAACTAACTCAACTCTTGGTTCTAATCTTTCAATAGTATTTGTAATTTCATCCTTTAAGTCCTCTGACATAAAAACATCAAAGGGTTCAAACAATAGTCCTCTTACTTTTGAACCAATATTAGGTTGGAAAGGTCTTTCACCAAAACTTGTCAGTACAAGGTTCCGAATAGACTGCTTTATAGCATTCTCGTTAGTCACTGCTGCAAAATCATTAGTATTAGGATTTGCTTCAAATGAAATCGCTAAATCTTTGAATCCACGAGATAGGAACTTTTCGGATCGGAACCTGTACGACGACATTATGTCTTATTTATTCGTTAACAGGATTATTTAGACGAGTTTTACGATCCTTGTCCTCTGTACTTCTTTTTTGCCTTATTTCTGGAAGTTGCAGCGTGTTTTGTGTTTTGTGAACGACCTTGCTTTGTCTTTTTAGGAACCGTATCAGTTACGACGTGAGATCCGAAATTTCCTGTCTTTGTTCTAACTGGCATTTGTTAAAAATAGAATTTACTAAGATGATAGCACATTAGGTGACCCATATGCAACCACACTGTTACATGGGTAACTATATGCCAACGTACCTACCCCCAGAGGGTCTAGAACACGTCCGATTGGTAACTTGGTTACATATACAGTCAATGAGGTTGCAAATAAGATTCTAATATGACCAGCACCACCCATATCTTCACTGGTAAGTAGACTACAAGGGATTGGAGTCGGAACTGGGCACAATGATTTACCACATGGGCACATATAGATGATAATATTGGTACATGGAGAAATATGAGGTATGAATCTGTCACCAAAGGTCATTGTAGGTAACCCATTAGTCAATACCATTGCTTTCATGGGACTAAGAGCACCCAGAGGCACTAATGGAGTCG